TCGGATGTTTCAACGCTTGTGAATTCATTGTCTGCAAATGGATTAATATTTTGGTTATCGAAATTGAATACACTATTGTACACGGGTCCTATTGTAGTGGAATAGTTAAAATCCCCATTATCTATTTCTACTTTTCTATTTAGTAAGTCTACAGGTGGAATAGTCTTTATTTCACCACCACCAAATCCAAACAATATCGATTTGAACATCGTTGTATCTAAGAAATCCGAGTCCCAAGTCAATCCTAAGTACTCAAAACACTTTAATAACGCTTCACGTAAGTACACATAAGGGTATAAATCCGTAGTTTTCCACACCGTTGCGCCTAGTCTAACGTTACCGCGTTCAATTAATGGGTAGTAATAGCCACTTCCAATCGGTGCAGTAAAGGAATTCTTAATATTTGTACGTGATAAAATGTGATCGTACTCGCTCCAATCTAACTCAGCTACATTTATAGTTGTTAATAGCTGAAATAAATCCACCGAATCGGATAAAACCGTACAATTAAAGCTAGGCACTCCATTGACTATTGCAACTTTGTTTAGTTTTAATAGTCCTGCCATGACTTGGACGCCACGTTTCTTCAAGATAATCGGTACTTTTGCCGTTGCATCGAAGTTTACACCATTCTCCGTTGCTGAATAACCATACATCCCACGAAAGAAGTTATTATTATTCATTGTATCTGGTAGTGTGACCTCTTTACTGAACGATTGCTTGCGTTTAGAAGGCTCTTTAATATCCGCAATTGCAAAAGATATAGGCACTGGAATAGACTGCGACAAATCTAATTCAAAGCCGTTTGAGATTAGTTGGTCTGTCATAGCGATATCCCGTTATTATTGTTTGTGAATTCAACATCTACAGCCTGAGAAATCAAATCTTCAAACCTGCTTTGTTCATAACTAAACGCGCTACTTGTTACCCTTACAGATTCTATCTCGGTTGTGTATAAATAGAATCTAGGCGACTTAAATAGTTCAACTAACCAATTCTGCATTGTCTGCGATATCCATCCCGTGTAAATAGTTGCCGAATCTGTTTGCTGTGTGCCTACTCTAATGTTGCCTGCTTGGTCTAGGTTGTAATTGAAATTAGTACCTACCCAATTACCGAACTTCTTGCCGTACATTCTTTCCGTCACACTTCCTTTACGGTCGATGTTGTGGCTAAATATGAATGAATCCCACACGCCGTACTCGTTTATCCAAGATAGCGATTGGATAGGGTTGCAGTCAGGTTTTTGTAGGTATACTTTTTTTAATATAGAACCTAGCTCAACGATGTAGTAATGAACCAGGTTAATATCCGGAATAGTTGTATTGGCTTGCAAAGAATCGGTACTAAGGTTTAGTTGTGCTATTACCCTTGTTTGAGTTTCGGTATGTGAATCGATTACAGATGGCGGCATAGTTCGTTTAGGCGCTTACTTACCACAAATGAAATGCAGTGATTTACTACTGTCAAATATTCATTCAATATGCCATCCGTTGGTGAACCACCTTTGAATGTTCTAATCTCTATCTTCGATGTGGTCTTTCTGTAGATTCTAGTTTGTTCATCCGCGTTCTTGCTGTCTTCAATATTTAAAAGCTGAAGTAGGCAACCTTGCGCACGATGGAAAGAACATGCAAGGTGCGCTTCAATTAGGCGGTGCGGTTGCTGCTGGTTATGGTGTTGTCGAGGGAATGATGGCATTGACCGGAAGTGAAAGCGAAGATTTGCAAAAGTCATTACAGAAATTAATGGCAGTTACAACCGTTTTAAATGGAGTTGAAACAATACGTTTGGCATTGGAGAAAGAATCATCTTTAATGAACTTATTGCGTAAAGGTCAAACTATTGCTTTAGCTGCAGCGCAATGGATGTATACTCTAGCAATTGGTTCGACAACGGTTGCAATGCAAAGTTTAGGAGTTGCAATAAAAAACATTCCTATTATTGGATGGATTTTAGCAATAGTCGCGGCATTGATTTCACTTGCTGTGTACCTTTACAATATGGCAGACGCGGAAGATAACTCAAAGAAAGTATCGGAAGAGTTAACTAAGGCTTATGATAAGCAAAAAGAAGCAATCGACAGAGTTAGCCAAGCTAGATTAAAAGGAATAGATAATCTAATCCGTCAAAGAACAGAAGAGGGCGCAAGTTTAGAGGAGTTAGGCAAATTAGAGATTGAAAGACTTAAGGAGTCAGAAGCAGCGCGTAAGGCAAATGTAAAACTTGAAAAGGAAGCCATTGATAAGAAAAATGAAAATTATCGAAAGGCATTAAAGTACGGAAATTATGAACTAGCTAAGTCTATTCGTGAAGAGGTTAACGAACATCGCGCAAAGTACAAAGACTTAATCGGGCAGGAAGGACAATATGGGCAGGATTTAAAATACCAAAAAACAAAGACTGCAAACGATATTAAGGAACGAGAAGAGAAAGCTACAGAAGAGGCAGAACAAGCTCAGAAAGCAGCTAACGAGAAAGCCCAAGCAAATAGAGAAAAGGCAGATGCTAAGAAATTAGAGTACGCCAAGACTATGCAGGATTTAGTAGTTGCTAATATTAAGAACGAAAACGAAAGAGCTATTGCCGAAATGGGTTTAGCTCAAGAAAGAGAACGCGCAGAATTAATAAAAAAGTACGGCAAAAATACCGAGTTAGAAAAGCAATTAAAACTTAAACAAGCATCTGATTTGTTTAAATTAATGGAGGCTCAAGATAAAACGGATAACGATGCTGTAGACGCTAAAACAAAAGAAGCAAACGAAAAGAAATTACTAGCAGATAAAAAACTTTCGGATGATTTATTCAAGTCAAAGAAAGCAGAATTAGAAGGTAAGCTGATTCAAATTGAAGATGATTTTAACGCGGAGACAGAACTTAAAAAAGAGCTTGCATTACTAGAACTTGAGGAAGCAAAGAAGAATAAAGAAATTACATCGGGTGAATTATTTAAAATCGAAGCGGAATATAAAGAGAAAATTGATAAGTTAAATAAAGACCAGGCAGAGAAAGAGCGCACAATGCGATTAGATTCTGTAAACGATGCTATTCAATGGGCGGAGAAAAGCGTTAATGCAATTCAGCAATTGTCAGATATGGCATTCGCTAATAAGATGCGTAAAGTTGAGAAAGGTAGTAAAGAGGAAGAGAAGTTAGCACGTAAGCAATTCAAGATTAACAAGGCGTTACAACTTGCAGGAGCTATAATGGATGCGGGTAAAGCAATGACAGCATCCTTAGCAGCATCTCCGGTTGCAATCGGACCGATACCTAATCCTGCAGGTATTGCATCTCTAGCATTTGCAGGCGTTACTTCACTAGCAAACATCGCAAAGATTGCAGCGACTCAGTTCGAAAGTACTTCACCGCCGCCAACAAGCGAACCGCCAAGTATCGCAACACCAAGCGAACCAACGGCTGCAGGATTTCAACCAATGACCGGAACATTAACAAGTGGTTTACCTGGAAGTAGTACAAAGGTTTATGTTTTAGATTCCGATATAACGGCTCAACAAAATAATAGCTCAAAAGTCGAAAGTTTAGCGACAATGGGCGGATAGAAAATGTACCAATTTTTAAATATTTACTCTAATATATAGACAATGGCAAATTATTATAAAATAGTAGTTAACGAGAATGATGAAACGGGTGTTGATTTCAACGCGTTTGTTGATGTTCCCGCACATCTTAAAGGATTTATTGCATTTGGTAAGAATGAAAGAATCCAATACAATTTCAACGACGAGAAAAGACTAGTTACCGGTGTAATGATTGCGGCTGACTATCCTATTATTCGTTTTGATAAGCAAATCGGGGAGCATTACGTTATTTTTGATGCTCCGACTATTGATATTATCCGAAAGAAATTCTTTAAGAATGGATTTATTCAGAATGTAAATAAAATGCACGATCCGTCTCAGGTTATTTCAGGCGCTACTTTACTAGATTCTTACATTGCGTCTAATTCAGATCCAAAACTTCCTAATATTCCCGAAGTATTTGAACATATGAACTTAGGAGATGGCACTTGGATAGCAACTTACTTTGTAGAGGATGAGACTTTATGGCAGGAAGTTAAAAGCGGTAAGTTTAGAGGATTTAGTGTTGAGGGGATATTTGAAAAAAAGCAAATTAATATAAAAACAAATAAATTTAATATGAAAAAACAATCATTTTGGGATATGGCTTTCGGAGCTAGTCCAAAGAAAATGATCTTTTCAAGTGCAACAACAGCAGATGGTGTTGTCGTTTCTTGGGAAGGTGATTTAGTAGAAGGTGTTTCGGTTACTGTTGAGCTAGAAGGCGAACAAGTTCCTGCACCTGAAGGAGACCATGAACTAACTTTAGAAGATGGAACAATCGTTGTAATTACAGTTGACGGAATGGGCGTTGTAACTACAATTACTGAGGTTCTACCTGAGGAAGTAATGTCGGTTGAAGAATTAAAAGCAGAAGTTGCGCAAGGAGTTGCGGAATTTGCAGCAGCTACAAACGAAAGATTTGCAGCAATTGAAGCAAAGTTAGAAGCTGAAAATGCAGCATTGAAAAGTGAATTAAACGCTATTAAAAAAGGCGACAAATTCGGAGCTAATCCAAAACAAACGGGTTCAGTTGAATCAAAATTAAGTGTAAATAATATATTAAATCTAAAAAAATGAGTTTAAAATCACAATTTAAAGAAAAGTTTGGGGTTGACCTAAACGAAATGATTGCTCGCTTTGAGGCTGCAAAAGCTACAAAAGGACAATTTGATTACGATGTAGATGGATTGCCAGCATGGACTGACAATACACTACCTAATTTAACAAGTGACCTAGTAGGTAACTCGGAATTTCTTTCTGAACTTACTTTAGAGTCAGGTGTTAAAGGAACAAAAGAAATTGCATTGCTTAATGCAGACATCACTTTACAAGCTAAAGTTGGTTGTTCTTCAACTCCTGATGGTTCAGTTGTATTTACTGACAAAGCATTAACTACACATTTGTTGTATGCAGGGATTGAGTTTTGTAACGAAGACTTGAATGGTAAAATGACGCAGATTTTGAATGTATTGGGTGTTAAAGCTCAAAACGGACAATTGCCTGCTGAAATCGAAACTATTTTGATGGCTTACCTTACAAGATTGTTACAAAGAAAAGCGCAGAAAGTTGTTGTTTTAGGAGATGAGTCTTCTTTAGATCCTGAATTAGCTTTGTTTGATGGTTTGATTAACCTTATTGAAGGTGATATTACAGTTGCAGAATATAGTTCTTTAGCTACAGCAGTAACAGCATCTAACGCTTACGATTTAGCTTACGGAGTATTTACTGCAATCAATCCTGAAATCTTTGATAACGGAATGGCTGTAAGATTGTACACGGGACGAACTGAAGCATTACTTATTCTTAAGCAATGGAATGATACTAATCCTTATTCTCAAGTTGAGATTCCGGTTAGTGGAACATCTATGCGTTTCATGTTACCATTGACGGGTATTGAAGTAGTAACATTGCCTGAACTTAATGGTTTGGATAAGATGTTTGCTATTCCTACATCACTTGCTTTCTTGGGTGTTGATGATGAGGCTGATATGTCTTTAGAGATTAAGTACGATGACTACAACGATAAGTTGAAAGCTGAGGCTTCTTTTAGACTTGGAACGCAAATCGTTTGGGGTAAATATTTCACTAAGTTAGTTCTTGCATAACGATGGGTTGCGAGATAACTTCAGGCTATAATAAGGTGTGCGACTCTCCAGGTGGAGTCGACACTTTTTATGCCTTCGCCGTGAAGGATAGTACCGGCGCTAGTAACTACCAAACTTTAGGTTATGCGAATGGTGAAGTTACGGCTTTGACATTGGTAACGGGTAAATATGCTTTCCCTTTCAACGTAGAAATTGAAACAGCGTCTTTTACAGATACTGCTTCAGGAGAAAGAACTGCAGGAGCATATGCACGAACTCAAGCAGGTACTGCAATGTTGCACGGAAACACTGCTGCAATGATTACAGACATCGAAGCAATGGGTAAAGGTCGCCATGCAATCATCGCAAAGATGAACGATGGAACTTACGAAATTTTCTTTATGGAAAATGGAGCTAAAGTAACCGACGAAAGAGCAACCGGAACGGCTTACGAAGACGCAAATGGCACAACGCTTACATTTGCTGGCAAGGAGAAAACAAAGGCTTGTAAAATTTCAAGCACTATTGTTTTAGCTTTACTAGACTAAAATTTATTAGGGGGTTAGAATTAACTAGCCCCCTTTAATTTCTTAAAACATGGCTAGAATTTATCACGAAAAACTCGGATTTGTAGAGTTAACAGAAGAAATAAAAAGTTTAATTAAATCAAAAGAAACGGCAAATGATATTATTACAGAAATCACAATTGAACAAGATTTGCCTGACATTAAGCGAACTAGAAAATCCAACAAGTCCGATAAATTGGCTATTTAGATTTACTTTAGATCAAGAAGAAAATTACGAGTACCTTCTATTTTTAGAAGATATTTCATTATTCCCACAAAGATATAACCTATTTGATTTAGTAGAAGGAACAGATGTTACTTTTAAATTCATAGGAGATTATGGTTATGAAGTTTATCAAATGCCAAACAATACAAGTACCGATTTCACGCTAGGTTTATTAGTTGAAAACGGAAAAATGCGATTACTAGAAACGGAAGTACAAACGCCTACGTTCACCACAAATATAGATACACCAATTTATGATTCGACAAATATTTAGAGAAGCAAGTCTGCCATTGCCGACAGAGAAAATCGATGCAAAAGGAAAAGTTCGTTGGGGTTCTGACAATCTTTACGCTCAATTTTTGAATGGTTTGTATTACGATAATCCAATCCATCAAGGAATTATCGATCAAAAGACTAAATTCATAACTGCGGGCGGTATTACAGTAACGGATGCAACTGCAGAAGAGAACGGAAAGAGCGCATTTAGTTTGACTGAGATAGTTGAAATGATTGCTAAGGATAACGAGATTGCAAACGCCTTCGCTATTCATTGGAAGAAAGATGTTTTAACGGGTAAATGGTACGCATTACCTTTAGATTACGAACTAGTTAGATGTTTGGAAGGATTGAATTACTTTGAGGTTTCGGATGATTGGAGCAAAACAAGTCAAACGCTAGAAAAGACTGGTTATAAAAGACTGAAAAATATAAAGAACGTATCGGATGAGGATTTAGAGTGTATTCAGTACAATATCGAAAGACCGAAACAAAGAAAAATAGAGAAGTCTAAAGACCTTACTGCTAACTATTATCCTGCTCCACCTTATTCGGGTGCGATAACTTCGATAATGGCAGGTATTGAGATGGATTTCTTTACGTTTTCAGAAGTAATCAATGGTTATAAAGGCGGCTCTGTAATCGCGCTAAATGGAGGTGTACCGGAATCACCGCAAGAAGAGGATAAAATCATTAAGCGTATAAAAGAGGACGCAACAGACCGAGACAAACAAGGCGGAATGACTATTTTATTCTCAGATGGTAAAGACAGAGCGCCTGAAATCCACCAATTAAGCGGTAATGATTTAGATAAAAGATATATTGAATCGAATAAAGAGATTCTTAAAAAGATAATGATTGCACACGGTGTTATTTCACCTGCTTTATTTGGTGTATTATCTGAATCAATGTTTGGTAGTAAGGAAGAAATGGAAATAGCGTACAAACTATTCCAAGAAAACTACGCTAGAGCTAGACAAAACACGATTGAAGAGGCGTTAAATTGGGCTTGGGAAAAATTAAATAAAACTCAGCTAGGCTTAACATTCAATGATTACATTCTTTCATTAGATCAAAATGTAGCTGAAACAAATGTAGTAAGTTCGGCGCTTAATGGAATGAGTCCGTTAGTAGCTAACAAAGTTTTAGGTAGCTTAACGATAAATGAAATTAGAGCATTGGCTAGATTAACGCCAATTGCTAACGGAGACACAATTCCAAGCGCAACACCTGCAGGATTTAAAGCAATTGATCCAATTATCGATGCATTTTCAAAAGTTGGTACGGAAAGAGATTCAGTTAATATAATTTCTTCGCGTGAATACAATGACTATGAAGATAATGAAGATGAATTTAAGCGAGAATTTTTAAGCAATCGTTTTGCAGTTGCATTAACGGATGATGACCGAAATATCTTGCAGATGATTAAGGCAGGCGAATCTTACGATGCAATTTCTAAGGCAATCGGTAAAGGCGGTGCGTATCTTTCTAAGCGTTTGTTTGTTCTTAAAGATAATGGATATGTTGACGGATGGAATGTAACAGACAAAGGACAAACTGCTGCGGCTGTAATTGCTGAATTAGAAGTAGTTTATTCATACGAAAAAAGACCTAACGCTCCTGATTTAGTGCCAGGTGGTTCTTCACGTCCATTCTGCGAGGCGTTAATTGAACTTAATAGAGTTTATACTAGATTAGAGATTGAAGCAATTAGTGCGCAAGTAGATAGAGATGTATGGCGTTACAGAGGTGGATGGTATCATAATCCAAACACCGAAGTTAATACGCCTTCATGCCGTCACCAATGGAAACAAAATATAATAGTTCGATAATATGACAGCTTTCTTAATAGATATTGCAACGATAAAAAAGATAGGATTTGTTAACAAGAATGTGGACGATCCAATTATCTCAACTACACTTAGAAGAGTGCAGGATACAATGATATTGCCAATTCTTGGAACGCCATTTTACAAGCGTTTATTAGCGGGGATTACGGACGATGATTTGACAACGGATGAAACCAATCTTTTGAACGATTACATAGCGCCTTGCATTATAGCAGGAGTGGATTATCGGATAATTAACGCTTTGACTTATGAAACACGATCTAAAACTGTTGGAACTTCGCGTGATGAGCATATCAATCCGGTAACTATTCAAGAAAATTTAATGCGTACCGAAGATTTAAAGCGAGATTACGAAACATATAGAGAAAGTTTAGTTGGATTTCTGCAAGATAATAGAACTTTATTCACGGAATATAATAACTTTGTATGTAGCAACGAAAACATTGCGCCCGATGGTGGCAAAGTTAGAAATCGTGTTAGATTTATATGAAGATAAGGAAAACAACTAAGGAAAAACTAGATAAATATTATGCGCAAAAGCATCAATCAAATACGAAAGGAACTCAGCGAGATACAGCAAGCGCACGCACAAATAAATAGCTTCGCCTGGAAAGATTTTCTGCGCGCATACAAGGAAGATACGGAGCTAAACTATCCTTTAATGGGTGCGTTTTATCCAACTGCAGGATTTCTAAACAATCAAACAACTTTACAACTTACAATTTTTGTATGCGATAAAATGTACAAAGATTGGAGTAATTTAAACGATGTTGAAAGTGATACTTTGCAGATTTGTAGAGATATATTCCAAACGATAAATAGTTCGACTAGGTGGCAAAAAATTGGAAAAGTTCAAAGTTGTTCAGTTAGTAAATTTATAGAGCGCGGAGGGGATGAAGTTGCCGGTCACACAATGACTTTCCAAATTATTCTACGTGATAATTCAGGTGTCTGCGGCTTACCTATGTTTGACTATAATTTTGAACAAACAACTAGCATAGGTTGCGAACCGGTACAAATATATAGAGATGGTATTTTAGTCGATACAATACAAAGCGGTGGAATTTACGAATATTATACGGAGAATTAATGAAAACATCTTTAACCTACCTTTACAGTTACCTATTAATTCCACTTTGCCTATTTTTCACACCTATATATTGGATGGTTTTTCTAGTAGGACTTTCAACTATAATAGATACTTGTTTTGGTATATGGAAAAGTCTAAAATTAAAGCAAAAAGTAAGTAGTAAATTATGCAGAAAAGGTTTAGTACCTAAAGCAACTTCATACATTGCACTAGTTTTGATTGCATTTACTGCTGATTTCCATATAGTAAATGAATTTACTAAGCTATTCGTTAACATTCAGTTCGTTTCAACGAAATTACTAGCAATGGTGTTGATTGTTATTGAATTCCGTAGCATGGATGAGTCATTCAAGCTCGTTAAAGGATATTCGTTTATAGATAAATTGATGAGTAACATTAAAAAAATCAAACAAGTTAAGGCAGAAGTAGAAAAATAGTTTATATTTACTTAAAAAAATAGGATGAAATTCAATTACAAGCAATTTTTAACCTGGTGTTTTACGCTATTGGTTAGCCTTTACGCAATGTTTCTACTTTCGGGATGTACTGCTTCATATCATTACAAGAAAGCAACGCAAAAAGGCTTTAAATGTACGTTAGTAAATGACACTATTGTTATTGATAGGATAGATTCCGTAATAATTAATGGTATAAAAACGTATTACGTTACTAAATACGATACAATAATTCAAAGTAATTCGGTGTATATCCCTAAAACTCGCTTTGAAACACGAATCGAATGGCGCAAAGTAAGGGATACAATCGAGTTATTGCGTTACAAAACAAAGGTAAAATATAAGGTTGACTTAAGGCAAAAGAAAAACGAGAAAGGAGTTAATTGGAATATTATTGTTATATGTGGAATTGTTTTAGTATTTTTAGGTTATAAAATATTTAAATAAGCTATGAGCAACGTAAGAAACTACACTTCTACACAACTACTTGCACGTGTTGCGAGCCTACCTAACTTCAAAGGATTTCCTAAAAGCGGAGTTTTAGATATATGGGTAAGGTCAGATGAGGACGAATTCGACAGATTCGATGATAAAGTATATTCATTCGATTGCTTTCCTATTCAAGAACCAGTATTCAAAATGGTTTGTTCAGGCACATCGAATGCGGGTGCTGTTGGACTTAAGAAATTTGCTGAATATAACGGGCTTGGTTGCGCAGTATTGAAATCGGATTGGATAGTTTACGATTCGCATCACTACGGCTTACATAAAGGTAAACCGGCATATCGTCAAGCGAAAGGATTTCCGTATTTTAGAGATAATAACAAGGATAATAAAGCGGATGAAATCGGAAAGGAATATAACGATATCATTGGGGCAAATTGCCATAGAGCCGGAGCAACAAGTACGGTTATTGGCGGTTGGTCTACGGCTTGTTTAGTTAGAAATAACGAAAAGCAGTTCTTGGATTGGCTTAAGTATATGGATAAGCGTAGTTTATCAGTTGTAATCTTAAATGAATTTTGATTATGCAATACAGACCGAGACTAACCGAACTAGAAAATAAACTAATCCAAGAATTCCGCAACTTCTCTTTCTATTTCTATTGATTCCCCATTATTTGATAAGATACTACGATTATATTTAGTTGTTTCTCTTAAATGTTGTTCTAAATCACACATAACTGATTTCCACTTGTAGCCATCCAATGCTAATTGGATTTCGTCTTGTTCTTCGTTTCCATCGTATTCAATCGTTACTTTCATTTCTTTTCTTTTTTAGTTTCCCAATACATATCACATTTACCATCTTTCAATATTGCCTTCATCCAACTTTGCCAAAAATCGCTTGAAGGAGCAGTAAATCTGTAGCAAGATTCTTTAACCTTGCAATCTTTACCGGTGCATTTTGCTATGTCTGCCATTTTATTGTTATTTTTTAAAATTAGATTCATAACTCAAACCGTACCACTCATCCACTCCATTCAACGACATCTGTTTTTTACCATTTGGGTATATCGTTTTTGCTATTTTAAGCGTGTTTAATGGTACATAAGTGTTTTCTAATGTACTTGGTTTAACGTCCTTGTTTAACCATGCTGTAATTGCTTTTAAATTCATGTTGTTTTTTTTAAGAGTTAAAATTATAGGGGAATTTCACCCCCATTTGTTTTTTTAGTTTAATTCAACATTATATTTTTCAATCCATTTTGTAATTCCATTTTTTGTAAGTTGAACAGAATTTTTTGTTTCTTTTTCAACATTAAATGTTTCTCCGATTGTTGCTATAAATAAACTTTTATTTGTCCCTTTATAAATGTTTTTGATAAATATTGCTTTCATAATTTTTGTTTTTCGTTAATTGATATATGCAAATATAATACGATTGTTTAGAATTACAATACTTATTAACTATTTTATTTCATTTATTTTCACTTTATCAATGTTTACAAGGCTTATAGACGCAAAA